AGACGGCTAAGACCTTCACTCAAGAAGAACTCGATGCCATCGTAGCCAAACGACTTGCAAGAGAGCAGCGAAAGTGGGAGCGCCAGCAGTCGCAGCGCCCTGCCGCCGCCCCTGTTGAAGTGCCGCCCGCAGACGAATTCCCGTCTGTGGAAGCCTACGCGGAAGCGTTGGCGGCGAAGAAGGCTCAAGAGCTTCTTCAACAACAGGAAGCGGAACGGCAGCGTTTGGCCCTGCTGGATGCCTATCACGAACGGGAAGAAAAGGCGCGGGAGCGGTACGACGACTTTGAACAGGTCGTCTACAACACCCGTCTGCCGATCTCTAACGTGATGGCTGAAACGATTCAGTCTTCTGACATTGGCCCCGAGATTGCGTATCACCTCGGCTCCAATCCGAAAGAAGCTGAGCGCATCTCCAAACTCTCGCCGCTGTTGCAGGCTCGGGAGATCGGCAAGATTGAAGCCAAACTGGCTGACAATCCCCCGGTCAAGAAGACAACGAACGCGCCCCCGCCGATTGCGCCTGTCAGCGCACGGGCGAGCGGTGCTCCGGCTTACGACACCACGGACCCTCGTTCGCTGAAAACGCTGACGACGAGCCAGTGGATCGAGCAGGAGCGCCAACGCCAGATCAAGGCGTGGGAAGCCAAACAGCGAACGCGCTAACCCTTTGAAAGGAAAGAAAACGTGTCGAATTCATTGCTCACAATCGACATGATTACGAGGAAGGCTCTGGAGATTCTGGAGAACAACCTCGTAATCACCCGCAACGTCAACCGCGCTTACGATGACAGCTTCGCCATCGAAGGCGCCAAGATCGGCTCCAGCCTGCGTATCCGCCTGCCGGACCGCTCTCTGGTGACTGACGGTGCCGCCCTGCAAGTGCAGGACGTCAGCCAGCAGCAGGTCACCCTGACCGTGGACAGCCAGAAGCACATCGGCGTGAACTTCACGACCGCTGAGCTTACGATGTCCCTCGACGACTTCGCCGACCGAGTGCTCAAGCCGAGGATCTCTCAGCTTGCGTCCAGCATCGACGCTGACGTCGCCAACGCCTACAAGAACATCTTTAACTCGGTCGGCACCCCGGGCACCACACCCGCGACCTCGCTGGTCCTGCTCCAGGCCCAGCAAAAGATGAACGAAGCGGCGGCGGTTGCCAGCCCCCGTTACCTGACCGTCAACCCGGCTGCGAACGCCGGTCTGGTGGAAGGCATGAAGGGCCTGTTCAACCCGGTCAGCACCATCTCCCGTCAGTTCAAGTCGGGTCTGATGGGCGAAGGCATCCTCGGCTTCGAGGAGCTGGCCATGTCGCAGTCGATGAAGGTCCACACCACGGGCGACTGGGGTACGGCCATTGAAGTTGACGGCGCCCCGACCGCGCAGGGCACGTCCCAACTGGCCATCACCTTTACGGGTTCTTCAAAGACCTGGAAAGTGGGCGACGTGTTTACCATGCAGAGCGTCTTCGCCGTTAACCCGCAGACCCGCGAATCCACCGGCTCGCTTCAGCAGTTCGTGGTGACCGAGGATCTGACGGGTTCTTCAAGTGGCACCCTGAAGTTTGCTCCGGCGCTGTACACGGCTACGCATCCGCTGGCTACCGTTGACGCCTTCCCGGCTAACGATGCTGACATCACGATGCTTGGCTCGGCTGCGTCGCAGTATCCGCAGAACATGGCCTATCACCGCGACGCCATCACGTTCGCCACCGCTGACCTTATCATGCCGCAAGGCGTGGATATGTCCTCGCGGCAGGTCCACAACGGCATCTCCATGCGGATCGTTCGTCAGTACGACATCAACAACGACCGTCTGCCGTGCCGGATTGACGTTTTGTATGGCTACAAGGTGATCCGTCCTGAGATGGCTGTGCGTGTCTGGGGCTAACCGCTTAGGGGGCTTCGGCCCCCTTCATCTATTTCTGTGAGGAATTCATCATGTCACTTCCCAATGGCGGCGGCGGTTATCAGGTCGGCGACGGCAATCTTGACGAACCGCTGATTGACTGCATCCCCGCGCCGGTTACGGCGACCACCACCACTACTTTCACCGCCGCGCAACTGCTCAACGGCCTGATGCTGCTGAACAACGGCATTACCGCCAACGTGGCGTACACGTTGCCGACGGTGGCGCAACTGGAAGCGGACCTCACCAACTCTAACAAGGTTGGTACGTCGTTCACTTTCCGTGTCGTCAACCTCGGCACTTCGTCCGGCACCGCGACCATCACCACCAGCACCGGCTGGACCATTACCGGCTCGCTGACCATGACCATTCCGGTCACGACCGGCGTAACGCTGGTGGCTCGCAAGACTGGCCCCGGCGCGTGGGTGCTGTACCGGGTGGCCTAACAGGAGCGCATCATGCCCAACACCAAGCCAATAGGCGTTGCTTACGCCGATCCGGGGGTGGAAAGCATCGTCTCTACGGGTGCGGTTCAGGCTTTCTCGGGCACCGCCGTGCCCGCAGGCGGCACGACCGGCGCGGGCTTTACGCTGTCCAGCACGACGAACCTCGGCATCTTTTTTGGTTCCGGGGCTCCGACGCTGTCGGCTGCGCAAGGCTCGCTGTACATCCGCACGGACGGTTCTTCCACTTCCACTCGCCTGTATGTGAACACGACCGGGTCTACTACGTGGACCAACGTGACCACCGCAGCGTAACGGACAGGGGGCTTCGGCCCCCTGCTTTATCATGCCTGTGATCTACCTCAAGCACTCGACGCACGGCACGAAGATCGCCATTGCCGAGGCGGAAGCGGAAGCAGATGAGAAAAACGGCTGGGAGCGGTATACTCCCGGCGAAGAAGTTGCGCCTAACGAGCTTGTCGTGGCGCGGCGTGGCCGACCGAGGGTGACCAATGAGCACGACCGCCGGGGACCAGATTAACGCGGCGCTGCGCCTGATTGGGCAACTAGCCGAAGGCGAGGTGCCCTCCGCTGCGACGACACAAGACGCTCTCGCGGCGATGCAGCAGATGATCGATAGCTGGAACCTTGAGCGGCTAGCGGTCTATGCCACGCAAGACCAAGTCTTCACTTGGCCGCAAGGCGTGGCGACACGCACGCTGGGGCCGACGGGCAATTTCGTAGGTGGGCGCCCCGTGACGCTCGACGACGCCACCTACTTCCGCGATCCGGCGAATGGTCTGAGCTACGGCATCAAGATCATCAACCAGCAGCAGTACAACGGCATCGCGCTCAAAACGGTTACGGCAACCTACCCGCAGGTCATATGGCCGAACTTCACGAATCCCGACATCGAGATGACCATCTACCCGGTGGCTACAAGGCCGTTGGAGTGGCATTTCGTGTCCGTGGAGCCGCTGACCCAGCCTGTCAACGCAGCGACCGTGCTGGCCTTCCCGCCAGGATACCTGCGCTGCTTCAAGTACAGCCTCGCCTGCGAGATCGCTAACGAGTTTGGCATCGAGCCGCCGCCGACCGTGCAGCGGATCGCTATGACCAGCAAGCGTAACCTCAAGCGGGTCAACTTCCCCGACGACGCCATGTCCATGCCTTACAGCATCGTGGCGCGGCGGGGCCGGTACAATGTCTTCGCTGGGAATTACTAATGGCCGACGTCAAGATATCCCAGCTACCAGCGGCTACTTTGCCGCTCACGGGCGTGGAGCTAGTGCCTGTGGTGCAGTCGGGCGTCACGAAGCAGGTTGTAGCTGCTGGTATTGGCACTGGCGTCGTGAACGTCAAGGCGTATGGCGCGATTGGGGACGGCGTAGCTAACGACACGGCGGCTATTCAAGCCGCAATCGCTGCCGCCCCGGTAAATGGTGCTGTGTTTTTTCCGGCTGGAGTGTTTTGCGGATATGTGTTTGTATGGCGCAGCGACATTTCTCTAATTGGTGCGGGCAGCGCGGCAACGACGATTAAACTACCAAACAACTGCGCGAGCGTGACGGTTCCTTGGGAGCCGGGCGGGACGATTACGGGGCTGCCCAACGTGATCGAGATCGGGCAGTGCGCGCTTGGGAACGCCGCTGCCGCGTACTCCAACGTAACTGTTCGCGGCATGACGTTGGACGGCAACTATACGAACAACATTGCACCGGTTACTGATCTGTTCGGGCACGGATTGATTGCGACCAAAGTGTCGAACCTTGTGCTTGCCGATGTGGTCGGCAAAAATTGCTACGCGACTGGCATCGACATCGTTATCAACTCCAATTACGCAAAAGTCAGTGCTCGGGTAGAAAACTGCGGCAACGCTTTGATCCTCGGCGGGCGCTACCCTAACTTCGATATCAACTCCAGCAAATACGGCATTTTTGACATCATATCCAGCGGTGGCTATTACGGCGGTCGTATGCTGGATAACTGCTGGGGAAATCAGCTAAACATCACAGTCTATAACCCTTCCATTACCGGACTGGTTTACAACAATCAGTCGGTAAATGTTAGCTACTCAAACACCATCAACGTCTCAGTCATTGACGGCTGCTCGGGCGGACAAGGCGTCTCCGTTGGCAACTTGTGCTACAGCTCAACAGTTAACGCAACGATCCGCAACGTGGCGGGAACGGGTTTTTATGCTGCCGGGTCTTCCGAGGCTAACGCCCCCAGAAGCAATAAGTTCAACGTAAACACCTTCGGCTGCGGCGGATCTGCCGTGTATGACGCCGGCTTGTTCAATCAGTATGAGATCTGTTCCCGCTACGACGGCGACACCGGCCCGGCAGGGTCTTTTTTCGCGGTGGACATCAACGGCAAAAACAACCAGTTTGTCATCAACATTGAAGACCAGCCGACGCCTCAAGTTCGCGGCGTGGTAATCCGCTCTGGGGCGACGTCCAACGCAATCGTTGATTACAAATTCAACACCAATGTCCAGACGTTCCTTAACCAGGAAACGGGCAACACCACAAAATACTTCAACCCGCAAATTCCTTACAGCCCCGTTATCGGCACATGGCAATCAGTATCTTTAAACGGAGGGTGGAGCAACACTTTTGGCGCTCCGTACCCGGTGGTTGGATACACAATAGACGCCGCCGGTCGAGTAAGTGTGCGCGGGACGGTTACTGGAGGGTCCGGCACTATATTCACACTTCCCGCCGGGTTTAGGCCGACCAATTCCATGCTTTTTCCCACATGGGCAAATAGTGCTTTAGGTCGTCTTGAGGTCGATTCTGCCGGTGCTGTGACACTTGCATCCGGCACTGCAACGTCCGTAGATCTTAGCCCGATTACGTTTACGGTGTATTGATTATGGCCAAAAAACTCTCCCCGTTTGAGCAAACCTGACCTATGGCAAACATCAAGATCTCTCAACTGCCGGTCGCCTCGACGCCCCTGACTGGCGACGAGCTAGTGCCGTTGGTGCAGGGCGGGGCGACGGAACGCACGACCGTCGATCAACTCATCAACGCGGCGCGGGGCCAGACGACTTGGACTGGCACCAGCTATTCGGGTGAGTGGGTCGGCGTGCCAAGCATCTTCCGGCTGCGGATTGTCGGCACCGGCACGGTCACTCTGGATTCCCGCGACCGGCTGGGCACCATCACCACTGCCGTTGAGACCTACACGGTCTCCGGCGCTACCAATCAGATCGAATTCCCGTACCTGGGCGACGCGGCTGTCGAGATGCGAGCCACCTACCCGGCAGGGGTCACCTTGGAGGTTCTGGCATGAGCACCGGCTATCCCGTAAACCTGACGACCCTGATTA